GTGAAATCTTTGCCTTCAAGTCGCCGGGAGGTACTTGTAGATTGTTTTCACGTCTACACCTATCACATCGGCTATCTGCTGCCGGGTAGCGCCAGTACCCAACATCCTGCGGCATCGCTCCACAACCTCAGTGGTCATTACCCGCCGGCGGCCACCAATACGCCCCTGCTCTCTCGCCGCCACCAGGCCTGCGCGGGTCCTCTCCACAATCAGCTCTCGTTCCATCTCTACCAGCGCGCTCATGACGTGGAAGAAGAAGCGGCCGGCGGCCGTGCTGGTATCGATGCTATCGGTCAGGCTTCGGAAATTTACCCCGCGGGCCTGCAGCTCCGAGACCAGAGTGATTAAGTCGCGCACGCTGCGCCCCAGCCGATCCAGTTTCCAGACCACCAGCACGTCCCCCGGTTTTAGCCGCCTCAGCGCGCGTTTTAACCCAGGCCGCCGGGCATTTTTCCCGCTCGCGGTGTCTTCGAATATCGTGGCTGCCGGATATGACTACACCGATCCGGCGAGCATTGAGGCGTGCGCAATTGAACTGGCCCGCCGCAGTCAGTTTCTGGTGTATACCGGTATTACAAAAACGCTGCCGGGCATGGGGGCTTATTTTGCTCGCGAACTCCCGGCGGGTCGGGTCTCACTGACCTACGAAAACAACAACTGCGCCGGTTTCGTGACCATTAAAAACAGCCAGTCGCTGAAGCCGGTGGATGCCGGGAAATTTATCTTTCAGTCCGCCGATATCCTCAATGACACGGATTACGACTATTCCGGTTTCCCGCTGGAGCTGAAAGTCAGATTCGATCCGGGCCAGGTCGGGCCGGATAATTCGCTGTATCTGGTTGATGATGACGGGACAGAAATTCCGTGCCAGTTCGCCGACGAGCTGCACCCGAATCTGCGCAACCAGGCTAACCAGGGCTATCACTATGATGGCTCTCTTGCCTGCGGTTCAGTGCTGTTCTATGACGATCTGCCTGCCGGTTCCCGGAAATATTACAAGCTGAAAGCGTATTCCCGCCCGCGGCTGGCGGCAGACCTGCCGGTTATCACGCAGGATCTGTCCACTCTGACGATTGGTTTTGGCGGTTATACGTTTACGTTTGACCTCGTGCGCAACTGGCAGCTGAATATGCTCACTGACCAGGCAGGGAACGCCACACGCGTGCAGCACGGCAATTTCTTTGCTGCTTACGACACCGCCGTGGTGTAGCGCGGCGATTTTTTTTGCATCGAAACGCACGACATTACACACTGTCTTAGTTTGAGATTTTGCACTATGCAGAAGAAAACGATTTCTGTGAAGGCCTGTTGTATAAAGAGCAAAAGGCCATATTTTTTATGGCCTTTTGTGTTGATGTTTAGCACGATGTTTGAAACAAAAACGCACTAACTTAACGGTGAATAGTAAACCGGGCGTACGCCTTGTTCACTAACGACCGTTACCGGGCTACCCACGAATCCAAACTGAAAAATCCCGGACAGCGAGCGAAGCGGATGGATTGCCGAGGTTGCAGACGGGGTGTATTGCGCGGTTTCACCGCCCCGCGCGATACCCGCGCCCGTGATGGTCGGCCACAGGCCGTGCAACTCCATCGCGCTTTTCACTGCTGCCGGCAGCGTGCTTGTGGGCTGAACGGTCACGCTGGCCCAGCTGCCAAAGAAAAACTCATTGGCAGCCAGGCCGGTGGCGCTGGCCTTTACTCTTACGCTGTTAACCGTGGTTGGCACATAGTCACCCCCCGCGAGCGACCCGGAGAAGGTTGCCGGGATTAGCTCTCCAGTGGTAGCGTCAAATGCATACCAGCCAGCACTGGTATCCGATGTTGAGAAAATGTCAGCGCCAGCGGCAGCAGCCTCATTCCCCTTTCCATAAACCTGAATCTCACCGCCCGGCACGACACGGGCACCCGGGGTTCGCTCCCACAGATTCCCCACAATATCGCTAATGCCGGAAAAATTACCGTCATGCCGGAACGACACCGGGCCTGACCCGGTATAAATGTAACGGTCTCCGGCCTCACCGGGTGCCTTGCCGTCAAGCCTTCTGCCGTGTTCCCCGGTTGAGTTGAATCCGGCGATAGTATTCTGCCCGTGCGGGTTAAAGCCCTTGCTGATGGCCTGCGCCTGCAACAGGGAAAACTCCGCATTGGTCATCACGTGCCAGGTGCTCCCGATGGCTTTTGCTGCGCTAATTGCAGCATTCAGCGTGGTGTTTCGGGCATTTGGATCAACATTCGGCAGGCTCAGAAGTTCCCCGTTTACAATCGCCCCCTGATAGGTGCCGATATACAGCTGCGGAATTTCTTTATCTCCTGACTTAAAGGCCGGATGCACACCCGTAATACCTAACGCGGGGTTGATGGTATCAATGTTTACCTTCGGAATAATATTCACGAAAGTCGGCTGCCCCTTTGGCGTGTAGAGTACTGTTTGTTTTCCGCCAGAAGCCGCTTCAATGGCGGTGCGCAGGGCATCTTTCACGAGAATTGTAGTCATGTTGGTTTTCCTTACGGGTTATAGCTGAAAAAGGTATCGAGGTAATTCAGTCGGGCATCAAGCCAGGTCAGAATCTGATCAAGGCTGGTTACGTTCAGCGACGGAACCGTCGGCCACTTAGCGTATTCAGCGGCAAACATTTCTTCTGAGTAGCGGGACATCAGGTCACGGGCCAGGGTGTAAACGGTATCGACGGAAAAAACGCCCGCAGTCCGCAGCTCCGCATAACGCGCGTTCATTTCAGTTAACCAGGTGGTGCGAACTTTATTCCAGAACGTGCGATTCGCCCCCATAACCAGACCGTTGCCCTTGATCGATCTCAGCGAGAATTGAACCCCGCCAGGGCGAAAAAGTTTTATCAGTATCTCGTTGAAGCATACGAGAACAAGGAACCATTCATTATTCCGCCGCTTGTAGGTAACTGCGACTCGTATGTTGAATTCGAAGAGTTCGGAAACACTAATGTTGGGGTGGCCCGTTTTCCGATGGATGCAGAGATTAAATTGTTTGATGGTCAACATCGCGCAGCAGGGATTGCGGAGTATTGCCGCACCATTGGTGAGACGCTCCATGTGCCGATGATGCTTACTCTCCAGTTGCCACTGAAAACGCGGCAGCAGTTTTTCTCGGACATTAACAACAATGTTTCGAAACCGTCTGCGGCTATCAACATGGCCTATAACGGGCGCGATAAGAACGCGCAGGAGATGGTCAGCTTTATCAGTTCACATGACGTCTTTTCTGAAGTCACCGATTTTGAGCATAACGTCGTTCCCGCTAAAAGCGATAAGTGGGTGAGCTTCAAGGCCCTTAGTGATGCCACGGCAAAATTTTCAGATTCCTGCTCGCAGGATGATCTTGAAGGATTATGGAATGCGTGGCTTATGCTGACAGGTTTAGATGATATTCGCCGCGGTACGAATCAGGCCGAATATAAACGCGAGTATATCCAGTTCCATGCTGTGATGATCAACGCCTTCGGCTACGCAGTGCAGCGGTTAAGCGAAGGGCGGGGAATTCGCGGGGTCACGCTGATGATTGAGGACCTGGTAATGAATACCGGCATTGCCGAGCGTGAAGATTTTTTCCTCATTTCATCATGGGACGGGATTTGTGCCAGCTGTGAGAAAGCCAAGCCAACAGTCATTGCGAATGTATCTGCTCAAAAGGCGGCTGCAGCACGTCTGATGGATGCCATCGTGAATAAAACTTTGTCTGTTAGTCGCAGTAAGGAGGCCAGCCATGACTGATATCACCGAACTGGCGCAGAGCCTGAAGCGTCGAGCAACATCCGCAAAGGAGTTTGGCGAAAGCCTGTTCGTAAAAGCCGACGACATCCTCGCGCTACTAGAGGTGCTGGAGAAGGCGCAGGGGATGGAAGCCTATTGGAAAACTCAATGCCGTGGGATAACTGACCACTGCGAGGTGTTGCAGGCGCGCATCGCCGAACTGGAAGAAGCAGAGCAAAAACTCTGTGCCGCTAACGTGACGCTTGATGCTCGCGCGGAATTCGCTGAGCACCAGCTGGCTGGGCTGGAGTCCCGCTTAGACTCTGCTGACAAATTGCAGGACAGTGCATTCCGTAGTGGATTGCAACACGGCTTTAGTCTCGGACAGACAGATGACCAAAAAGGTTATGAGCAGAGCATGGCCGCTTACAGCCTCGCCGCTGGCATCAAGGTGGAGGCTGAGTGATGGCACTGACACACGATGAACTTTGCCAGATAGCCTGCCGCTTTCTGCAAAACAACGGTTTCAAGGTGGCGTTTCACGATCGCTTTGTCGCTGCCGTTGCCACAGGTGAGCAGCCTGACGCTATCGGCTTCCGTAACCTGGCCTCCTGTTTGATTGAAGTTAAGTGTTCCCGCTCTGACTTTTTGGCGGACAAGAAAAAGCCATTCAGAAGAATGCCGAACCAGGGCATGGGAGACTGGCGCTTTTTCATGGCAGAGCCTGGCTTTATCGAAGTATCTGACTTGCCGCCCGGCTGGGGACTCCTACACGTCAGGAGTGGGCGCGTATACAAAGTCCACGGCTGGCCGGGAAACGCGCTGTGGTGCTCTCGGGAGCATAAGCCGTTTCAGGCCAATAAACAGGCTGAGTGCGATTACATGTATAGCGCCCTGCGCCGGATGGACCTGCGCGGCCACCTCAAAGAAGTATATGACGGCGTGATAGTTAACCGGGCAGCAGAAGGAGCCAACCAATGACCAGTAAATTAACCAGAGAGCAGCTTCACGAACGCGCTCGTGAAAACGTCAAAGCTCTGAAAATGGCATCACGACAGACAGCATTCGAAAGCGCGCGCGAAGAAATATTGGCTGACCTGCAGCTTGCTGAACTGGCGCTGGCCGCAATGGACAGCGAGCCGGTGGCGCTTCAACCTGAGCTGGCAAAAGTTATCTATCACTTCCGTGACTGGAATGAAGGATTTCCGGTTGAGCGGTTCAAGGCCGACTACGTCATTAGTTGGATGCTGGCAAATTATCCGCCAGCGCAGCCAGCGCCGGAACGTGACCAGGTACGCAGTGCGCATGCCGAGTGGTCACAGGCAACTTTCGGTAATGTCGGCCCGGTTGGCCCGCTGAAGCACCTCAGCAAAGAAGTGCTGGAAGCCGCTGCCGAGCCTGGCGACCTGTCGGAGTGGGCTGATATGCAGTTCCTGCTGTGGGATGCGCAGCGTCGTGCAGGCGTTACTGATGAGCAGATTACGCAGGCAATGATTGAAAAGCTGGCGGTAAACAAGCAGCGCTCATGGCCGGAGCCGAAAGACGGGGAGCCGCGGTTGCACATCAAAGAGCAGCCAGCGCCGGTAGTGCCAGCCGTATCGGATGATATCGGTGAAATCCGCGTCGGTCGCCTCCCTACAATGAATCAGGATGATTACCCTGGCCTGGGTGATTGGTGGGTTCAACTTCGCATTGGCGAGGATTCTGACGAAGTATTGGCGCGTGTGTATGGTGCTACGCCACAGGAGGCGAACAACCGGGCTGAAGCATTAGCCTGCCGCGCCGCCATGCTGCAGGAATTAAAAAAAAGTGCAGGAGCTGGAGCAGTATGCAGGAGTAGCGACAATGCGCAGGTGCTGACCAGCATCAATCCCGCGCCAACTCTGGTTTCCTTGCCAAAAAACGCCAAGTCGCTGACCGGCAACTCTCCGGTAATTGGCATTGACCTGGCATCAGGTCCAGATCGCACTGTCGAGGTTCATTACGTTGTACCTCCCGGTTACGTTGTGGTGCCGAAGGAGCCGACAGACGAAATGATAGCCGCTGCTATGAACTGCGAAGATGTGCTGTTCAATAGCGATGATTCTTTTTGCATACAGTTCGTGAATATCTATGAAGCCATGCTCGCTGCCGCTCCGAAGGAGGTGAAGTGATGGACTGGCCTACGGCATTCAGCATCGTCGGCTGTGCGTTCGCCATTGCCTGGCTGTTTCGGAGTTAGCGACATGAAAAGAGAATTTGAATTGTGGCGCCACTGTCGTGGCCTGATTGTGGTATGAGGTGAAGATGAACACGATGTTTTTGTTAATGGCCGAATACGGGTCTGCTACGGTTCCGCTCAGCCAGGTATGTGAAAAGTATTTTGGGCTGAAACCGGCAACAGCGGAAAAACGCGCTGCGATGGGCGAGATCCCCATTCCAACTTTCCGAGCCGCAGAAAGCCAAAAAGCACCGCGCATGATCCACATTCAAGACCTTGCGAATCACATTGATGCGCAGTTGAAGAAAGGCCGGGACCTCTTGGAAAAGATGAAAAGCGATCATTAG